GAACCATGCCCCCTAGTGCTGGTTTGCATGCAAATACAGACCCTCGGGTCGTATATTTGTAGACAGTACCTGCCACACAGTTTGCTTTATAAGCACAATTTCAAATTGGGTCTTCTAGACCAACTGTGAGGGGTCGCCATTACCTCCATCATTGGAAACACCTTCTAGGTGTTCAGCTATAAGCTGGGTAATGGTGTCGGGATCTAAGTCGTTATTAACTACTGAGATCTCCTCTAGCTCGACTTGTTCATTGAACAATGGATCATAGATCGGTCGAGTTAGTTTCCCAATCTTAGTCCATCGGATTTTAAGATTGGGTAATCCGATCGTTAATTCCTCAATGAGGTTAACGTTACGGATACTACCGCGGATAGGAATTTCTAATTTTTCTCCGCAGTAGTAAAACTTCGTTCTTTCTTTGAAATTTAACGAAGTTTTAACGATGGTCTCATCAATGATGGGATTACCGTTAAACGCAAGTTCCCAAAGTTTGGCGTACCTGCGTTTGAAGGTTTCCGTGTTAAACGCGGTTGCCTTCGCTTCTCTACCCAGAATTTCTTTGTAGAGAAGCGGTCGGAGGATTGCATCTTCGATGGAATCCTTCGATAGCCAGTCTTGTCTCTGTAAGATTCGATATTGGCTGCCGGCAGGATAATCTTGTAGATTAAACTGTCGCACAAGTGCCGGGAGAGTTTTTGGCTCCCCGAGCCCTTGTATAGCCTCCGGAATTAATAATTCCCTGGCTAGGGTGATATCGTCCTCTGTGAGGGAATATCCCCTATAGCTTTTATTTGAGGTAAAACCTTTAAATAAAGCTAATAACTCTTGAGTACGACCACTGGTCGGTTCAAGAGCTACGGCTTGCAGAAGACTCCTACTGGGAGCTGGAAGCCGTCTGGCAAGATCTTGAATATCATGATCAAGCCAGAGACCTACTCCACCGAATACTTCGGGGAGTAGTAAATGCCAGTATACACCACTGGTGAGATCTGGCATTAGCGGGCCCATTCTTGTAAAGAACCGGTCCCGTACCATTCTGATCCATTTCCAGTGGAAAAGATCAGAATTAAGCCACCTCAAGGTTTTACCTAATGATTTGGCTTTACCAATGGCCGTATTGCGGTCATTGTATTTCTCGTTGTTCTTTGAACAAGGAGAAAGAAGTCGTACCTTTATGGAATCCACAAAGGGCGACTTGATGTATTTCGATGTACTATCATTGATAGTCTTCGGAGTCCATGAGAGCTCAAAGATATTTCTAATATCTAAGAGTTTTTCGCAATATCGAACTACTAGTTCTGATATTGCGTGCTTCGGTGCAGAGATCATTGATCCTGCCCGAAGATGTGCACGGGTGATACCTCTAAGGTAGTCCTTTGGACCGATCGCAATGTGATCATCACCTGCCACGCTGAAACATCGCCAAGGTACTTGGACCGGTGTTTCAAAATCGCAATTAAGATATTGTCTAATTGCGATTTCCTCACAACTTAAATTAAGTAACGTGAGGATAGTCTTCGCGAGTGGCTCACCCATGAAGACTCCTCGTGTCGCTACAAAACTTGTATTCGGCGCGAGACACATCCGATCTTTTCGTAAAAGGTCGGATGCGATATCGAGTAAAGCCCCGGTATAACCGAGGCCCTCGATGAATCCCCGCCAAAGTTGTTGTGCAATAGGTCGTGGGATCGCGTCAGTGGCATTTTCTAAATCGCTACTGAGGCAGGCAAAACCCTTCTTAAAGAAGGGTCGAGCCTTACAGATTTGGTATAGGTAATGCCATGCTTGATCTGCACGCACCATTCCGCTAATAGCCGAAGGGTGTGAAGCCAAGAATGCACGTGTAACGTGAGCTTGGCTTTGTTGTAACACATATAACCAAAATGGTCCAGTTGTTACAATACGGGTCTTTGCCCCTGGTTCAGGGACTGCAAGGACTCGGATGGGTATCTCAGATACCCCAGCTGTGTCATCTCTCATTGAGATATAGGCACAGCAAAGGATTTGAAGGCCTATGGCCTCATCAAATCCTTGTCGGAATGCCCGGAATCCACCAATGGTGTCCGGACATTCTGCTCCGAAGTCTATGTCGGGATACCCTTCATAGATTTCGTGTCTACACCAAGTCCTCCATAGGGGGACTCCTTTATGCTCTTTGAGCTTTATAAAGGGTAGACTTACCTCACGATCTTCCTCTGGAATTCTCGTGAGGGTAGGGTAGATAAAATCTAAGATTTCCTCAGCCCTTCCTCCCTCTTCTATAGAATAGAATAGGGAGCCCGCTCCGTGCATAGATATATGTGCGGAGCGGATCGGTCCCGGTCCCGCTTTGCGGCATCGTCTTCCGATAATTCTTGCAGCATAATATATGTCTGTAAGAATTGTGGCATCTGGCTTATAGTCAGATGTCACGACAGCTTGAAACTTTTCTAAAGCTTTAAGCTGTGTTTTCAAGTCCCCAGTTGGTAACTGGCGGCTTGAAATAAGATGAGCTAGAGCTTGAAGTTCTAGCTTATCTTGCTTCAGAATCTGTTCTTTGAACAGATTTTCTGAAGCAGTCCCTTGGTCCATTAATAATGGTTTCCAAGGGGCTAACCGCCCACTAGTGCACTGCACTTTAATGATCGGTTCCAGCTTAAAGAAGAAATTGAATTTCATTCTTTTAGGCTGTTCAAGTACTTCGCTTTGCGAATACTTGATAAAGATGTAGTTGACAAAGTCTTTCCACATCTTTATAACCAATGGAACATTAAATGCTCCTACGGTAAAGACCTTGCGCACAATGTGCTTCAAGGCCTTATAATAAGAGTCTTCAATGAAGAATCTCTTATTATACAATAGTAAGCTATCAATGATACCTGCTATTGTTTGCTCAATCTTCCGAATTTCGGCAACTCTGCGAGTTGATAAGATTTGAGCAATACGCGGCCCAAGGCTTAATTCGTTTATTAAACGAGCCTTGAGTCGTAACCGTCCTTCACATTTAAAATGTGAACTACGGTACTTCAAACATCCTTTAAGGATGCTAGAAGAACGGGAAGGGATGATATAGTCACCATTCTCGAAAAGGCGAGGGATATAGATTCTATAACCCTTGTCTTGCAAACCAGCTGGGGCCCGAAGGTTTCCAGTTTTGGTTTGGTTTGA